ATTTGACCGCGAAAATCCAGATATATTTAAGACTTTTGCACACTTCGCTTTAATTGCTACACGCCACAGACGCTACTATTCGGCCAAGGCGGTTTTTCATCGCGTCCGATGGGAGACGATGGTCTCAGGCAAAGATGATCCTTACAAGATCGACGATGGGTGGATTAGCCATTACGCTAGGAAGTTTATGATCTGCTACCCCGAGCATGATGGATTTTTTCAGACTCGCAGCCGCAGAGATAGTTACCACAATGTTTCACGTGAAACACTAGGAGAGAAGAATGGAGCCAACTAGGAATGAGCTTTTATTGGCTTTACTCGCGCTTATTAAAGTGCGGGAAACTTACGATAACCTTGACCCATGTGATGATATGGAGGTCTTAGACGTTATTAGGCTGCTTGATCGTCTTCAGCGCGAAATGCCTAACTGACTTTATCGTCTAAGGCTGTTTCTCTTTCTATGAGGATCTCGATGTAGTGCGCTGCTTTCCTGAGATCCTCGACACCGCCCTTATCACGCCATCGACTAATATATTTGACCACCGCATGTTCGCAGATGCCCAAGTCATTTGCTAATGCATACTCCAGCGGCTGAATCATCATCGTTTTGTAATGGTTTCCCGCAACCTGTCTATCAAGCGCTGTCATGTCAACTCCTGAATGTTTGCCTTCAATCTTCCCTGTTCCCCGAACGATTTGTGGAGGATTACGCAAGTCATACTTCGAGAACTGGCATAGCCTGCCCCACTGTGCCAAGCATCGGCGGGTGCGAGGATGTTCCAAGACTCGAACAACGCGCCGCCATATTCCTCCTGATTTTTGTGGTGTATGTGGCCTGTCCATACAAAGGTGTGGTCCGACTCTCCCCATTCTTGTCTCAAATTACTGACGATTGACCCATGCAAATTAGACATTTTAATCCGATCTCCATGGTGCGTCACGACTAGATTCTTGCCCCATTGCCACCAAATAAACTTGCTAGCGTTGTCAAATACCTTAACCCGTGGATCATCCTCGAAGTACAGACGCATAACTTCATTCAACCATAGTGCAGCATCTGGGTCATGGTTGCCTCGGACATTCACAAGCCACACCTGATTATGCTTTTCCAACATACGCAAAACCGTACGTTTTATGACGTTACTGGCAGCGCGTATGGTCTTTGAATATCTTCCGTCCGAGTCTAATAAATGTTTTGAGTTAGGCGTTGAACTGGTACTATCATTGATGTGCATGAAGTCGCCCAAGTTTACTAACACTCCAACTTCACAGGCGGGGCACGATGAGACCAGACGATCAATAGCATTTTCTAGAACAGTTTGACTAATCTTGACATCATAGTCATCACCCATCGTTTCGCTGTGATGAGCCAGCATCCCAAGATGATGATCCCCAACAATGTAAGCAGCCATAAGATCGTCATCAGTGCTTGTAGGCGCGTTTGTGGGGGCATGTAATCCTGTGAGTTCATCCTTAAAACCCTCCACAAATTCTGCGATTAACTGCTCTAACTTTTGTTTTTCTGGCTCTTGTATGTGCCACTGTAGGACAATTTCGTTGTCCATGTTGTAAGCGGTAGAAACTCGCTTGGTGGTGAATCCTGGTGCTGTCTGGCGATTCAGATTAAAATCTGGTGCCATTCCTGACAGTGCAGCCTTCCGATGTATTGCTAAAATGCAGGCGCTAATTCTTTTCGGATGCCTGCCAAGTTTTTCTGCTATTTCTTTTTGCATCATGCCAGTCATGTGCATTTGAATGACCTGTCGCTGATGGTCAGTCGTGCAAAACTGCAAATGCGCCTCGGTACTTCTAGGATTCATCATCGCATCCTATAAAATTTGCAAAAACGTTAGACGCTATTTGCAACCGCCCTATAATGCTGGCGATTGAATCCGCATCGGTAGAAAAAGTGCCGGGCATTTCCAGATCAAACCCTTCCGATTTTTCCGTCACAATAACCGCCCCGCTGATGTTCCCCGCTTCGCATTCCGATAAGAGCTGTTTCAGGGTCTCTCTAACTTGCTCGGCGTTTCTATCTAAGATTGCGACATGGCCCATTCTTTGTTCTTGCCTTGATAAAGTGCTAACAAACTTTTTAGCTCGTCAATCGTGTATCTTTTTGGCTTATGCGGCCCTTCAAGAACTAAAACAGCATCTAAGCCAATTTTTTTTATCAAGTTTGTACGATAATTTGTCAAATTACCACTTTTATGGTTGTTGCAAACACTGCATTGCTTATGGCAATTCAACTCATTAAAACGTAATTCTGCCGAATGACCTCCTACGCTCATGTAATGACCGGCATGATATTGCCCTGCATGATGACGGTTGCAAGATATACAAGGATCTTTACTGTCTCTGTTGCGTATGTATTTATTAAACTCAGTCTGGCAACGTTTTATCCAGTAGGGTCTATCTCGCTTGGCTTCTCTGTTCTCTGCCTTCTGTATTCTAACTCTTTCTTTCTTGCCATACGCGACAAGGCATTCAATCTTATTACACGCCTTTTGGAAGCTGCTAAATTGAGGCGTGAACCTTTCCCCGCAAACTTTGCATTTCTTGGCCATGTCACTTGCTCACCTCCCATTCTTGGGGGTCGGTTAGCTTAAAACCCAAACCTTCTAAATGAAGTTTGACCTCATCCAAAAAAGCGCCATGCTGCGCGATGTTCATCGCCGAAGTGACCGGAAAATCAAAAGGCTCGACCATCAATTCCAATTTTTGTTCATAAGGCATGGGTCTAATTATCCTGTCGTACTTTTCTCGATATTCCGGGCTATCGCGTCTCAGGATTGGCACCCCAAAATGCAACTTGCAGTAAGCTCTATATTCCCACGATTTTTGGTCGCCTTGTGCCTCAGCATCTCTGAACCATTGCCATTGAGTCCGATTTTGCGCTAATGACCTCGATTTGCTTGCCTTTTTTATCAGCACATCAATTGGGTACTCTAAATCTACATTTTGCAGCATATCTAGCAAATTCTTTTTGTCTTCTGAACCATGCAAAATCATGCGTATTTCGGAAAAAGACAGGGCACCCTTTAGGTTGGTATGGTCTATGGGTTTAATTTCCGCTAGACGGCGTTTCTGGCGCTCTGTGACGGCCTGTGAAGCCTTCCTCATCTTAGTCTCGCAAACATTTTTTTAGTTTGGGCTATCTGCTGGTCTGTGACCTCGTAAATTGACTTCTCGCCAGTCACGCAAACCTCGTTGTGATATCTCGTAAAAGTGAAAGATCGGCAAACCCGGCAAACTGTGGTGTCTTTTTCTGGTCTATGGGCTGGTTCCGATTTTATATCTTCTAACATCTCCTTAAACTCACCTAAAGTTGGCGGGTATTTTTTAAACCTTTCTATGACTTCAGTTATTGCTGTGTGCATCACCGACGTGTCGTAATGTTTCAAATATGCCCACCACATTTTTTTTGTCGAGGCTATATCCTCGTCTGATGTGTCGTTCAGAAATGACGGGTAGTTCAACCGCATAACCCCAAAAAGTTGATTAATGTAGGATTTATCTAAATCTTTACCAGTCTGTGCTTTTGGCGATCTTTGTTGCTGAGTGATGGCGTTGCTGACGATTCTTCTGTTCATATATTGTTTTCCATCCATTGCTGTGAGCCTCCTCGACTAATTCTTTTATGTTTTCACCTTCTTTAGCTAACCGCTCCGCTTTGTTCGCCAAAGTAGCTAACGCTCTGGCTGTATTTGTCGCCTTTAATCTATTCCTCGTTTTTATGTATTCCTTAAATAAGGGCGTGTCTACGCCCAGCGCATTCATGCGCGTAAAAACGCTTTTTATTCTCTTTTTTTCTATCTCTTTCTCTGTATCTTTATCTGTATCTGTATCTGTATCTGTATCTTGGGGCGTCACGGTGACGTTTTGGTGACGTTTTGGTGACGTCACACTTTCGCTAAGTCTTTGTTTTTCACGGTATTTTTTTTGACGTTCCCTACTTGAATCCGAGTTAAATTGACGTTCATCCCATCTAATTATGTTCCAATGTTTATCAATTAATTTGACGTCTGTTAAACGCTTTTTGAGTTCATCTAAAGCTGGCATTTGCAACCCTAGTTTCACAGCCAATGACCTGAGGATAAATTCTGAATCTGCGGTGTCAAACAAGCCAGATTGTTTGCATGCTAGTATCGCTATGAAGTGCCATCGATCCTCAAATGCTAGCAATCGAATCTTGTGATTATCGACAATATTAGTGTATACTCTAAACCAAGGTAGCCCATCAGACATAACTGCTCCGTTTTGTTGAAATTGCGTTGTTACCCTAGCCCCCTTAATCGGGGGCTCTTTCTATCTTTCCCAAATCGTTTTAGTGTTGACAGACTCAATCCTATCAACTTCGAAATCATCGCTGCAATAAACCCAAGTCTCTCGGCAGTTCGCCCAGTACCAAACCTTTTGCCTAGAGCAACCCATCAGCCTTGCGATATCGCTGAAAGATTTGCCAGATTCCTCGCAAAAAAATGTTAGTTGCATCTTGTTCATGTTTTACTACCTCCGCTTGTTTGCGCGAATTATAAGCACAAATTTTTTGTCTCGTAAACCCTTGACAGGTCTTTTTGTAAAATATATATTGAACGTTCATTAAGCGAGGGAGCAAAAAATGAGCGTTTGGAAAACACTTAGCGCAATCGATGTAAATCAACATACTGAACGAAAAGGTCAATTTACTTATTTGAGTTGGACGTGGGGATGGGCAACCTTGATGGAGCACTACCCAGAATCTACCTATGAATTTTTGCCAAACGAAATTCACAGCGACGAGTCTGTGACTGTTCACTGCAAAGTGACTGTTGAAGGAATTAGCCACACGATGTGGCTAGCTGTGATGGACAACAAGAACCGAGCCATTAAAAACCCATCTGCGACTGATATTGCTAACAACAAAATGCGCTGTCTGGTAAAGGCTTTGGCTATGTTTGGGCTAGGTCATTATATCTATGCTGGAGAAAGCATGCCTACTGTCAATTTATATGAGGAACTGCACTTAGTAGTAGAACAAGGCAGTGCACAAGATCTTTTAGAACACTTAGAAGGCATGTCTGAAGATCAGCAAACAGAAGCGTTTAATAGCGCACCAAAGGGCCAAATAACTAAGTTTAAGGATCAAGTAAGGCAAAAACAAAAACAAGCTCACGATGAATTGAACGAAATCACTAACGCTATGCGTGTATCAATGTCTGAGGAAGATAGGTATGGCCTCGATGAGATTTGGCAAGAATGCACGAAATTGCAAAAGAAGCTAGTTTGGGCAAGGTTTACAGATCAGGAAAAGCATTTGTTTAAATCGATCATGCAACCGGATACCGCTGGATCTCCAATTGACATAGCCAATTATTCACAAAAGAAAGGAAGGTAAAATGGCAACAATAGGCGTAAATTTTCAGATTGATGTAACTAAGTTGGATAAAACAAGATTTTACAAAGGGGCAAAGGGGACGTATACCAACCTCACCGTGTTCATTGACAGTGAGCCAAATCAATATGGCAAAAACGGCCTGATTTCTGAGCAAATTAGCAAAGAAGAACGGGACGACGGGTTAAAACTGCCAATTGTCGGAAGCGCAAAGATATTTTGGACGACAGATGCAGATAACTTTAAACAGCAACTGCAAGATCAACCAGCGCCAGCGAATCAATTACCAACGGATGACTTTGACGATGACATACCTTTTTGAATATAAATGCGGGTGGTGCCAAAAACCGATTAGGCGGCGAGATTTGATTTGCAGCGAATGCCGACATAGCCGCAGGAAAAGCACGTTAGAGCTACCAATTGCTCCTAACGCAAACGAATGGTTGCAAAAAAAGTGGTTGCTCAGGAATCAAACCTGATACGCCGCGAGGGAAGGGGAGGACAAGCGCAGTCTCAGACGCAACCAATGCGTTGGGGCTGTGCCCCTATTTATCCTTTGCTTTTAGCACGTTTAGAGCAAGAATATCAACCACTTTATAAAGTTTTGACCACGCCTTACCGAGCTTAGACACCATTTCATCGTCTTTTGGTGTAGGGGTTAGGGCTGCAAGTGATGATGCACAAGCAATAATTACTGAAACCATTTCTACATACTCAAAGATTCCCATCATCGTCTCCTTCTGCTTGGCAAACTGTCACGATCTTGCCGTAGTTTAGTTTTTCTGCCGCAATTTCACATTCTTGTAAAGTTTCAAATTCTATCCGATCAGGGCTTACCCAAGACCCGATCATGATGATTAAAATATATTTCATTTACTTCTTTTTTATTTCCTCTATTTTTTTCTCTAAATATTCCAGTCTAATCTCTTGTGCGTGATTAGTACGAATTGACTCTTGCACTTCCTGCGGCGGTGCCCAGTTGTTTCTAAATTCAGTGTTTAACTCGACAACCTTTTCTAGCGCGGCTATCTGACTGTTCTGAAGTAAGTCTTCGGGTAGGGCACCAAGCTCG